TGATCTCCAGACGGCCGTTTGTCGTTCGCCCGGAGATCAGGTGCGACTGATGGTCGAACAGGAACGGGACGTCGATCTTGCCGCGATGGTCGTTCGGCGCTCGGTCGACCAGGCCGTCGAACGCGGTCGGCGCGAACTTCTCGCGGAAGCCGCCGAGGTCCACCGAGAGCGAGTCCCACGGTGGCGAGATGCCGACGAGCACGGGCGGTTCGCCGTCTCGCTTTTCGACCGTGATCGCGTCTGGGTAGTCGTTCAGCAGCAGATACCGCCGCTCGTGGTCATTGGCCATTGGTTGACCCTCCAGTCGTGATGGCCGGCGTCGCGTTCGTCCCGAGCGGGGCGAATCCCTGCTGCACGTACGTGAGATCCGCGGCCGGATCGTCGAGGAGGTCCATGTCCTCGAGGTCGCGGATCTCGTTCGGCTTCAGCGCCCCCATGTTCCAAAGGGCCTGGTACAGGGCGGCGCGGCTCGCGTCGTCTCCACGCAGGAGGCCGCGCATGTCGAACTTCGCGTAGACGTCCTCCCCGTAGACGTCCTGCAGAGCCATGTTCAGCGGCTCGGCCATCCGGTGCGACCACGGCAGCAGGCACCACACCTGAGCGGACAAATGCTCCTGCTCGGCGTTCGAGTACTTCGCCATCTTGTGGTCGCCGAGAAGCGTGCTCGGGACGCCCCAGTGGCGACACACCTCGGGCAGCATCGACTCGCGGAGTTCTTGGTACTGGCTGGCCTCCATCGAGTTAGATTCGATGGTCTTGATCCGCGTCTTCCGCGGGAGCAGGGCGGCCCGGCCGCGGTTCTCGGCACCGCCGTACGCGGCCGCGAGATCCGCGAGCAGCTGCTGGGCGGCGGCGTCCGGGATCTTCTCGTCTGTCTCCAGTACCATGTCGGGCCGCGCAGAGTTCCGCCAGAACTCCACGGCCGCGACGTCGAGTTGACGCGCCAGCCGGATCGACGACGCCATGATCCGGCCCGGCTTGATGCCGATCACCCCGTCGTTCGAGACCCAATTCCAGTGCAGGACCTCGCTCTGCTCGAGCGTCTCGGTCTTCCCTGTGAACGGGTCTTGGTAGACATAGGACCGCGTGAATCCGGGCAGAACCTTCACGACAACGCGGGCCGGGTGCATGGGCTCCAGCGTGGTCATCCACCCGCGGCTGCCCGACCTGATCCGCGAGAAGCCGACGCCGTGTAGGGCGGTCCAGTAGGCCATTAGGCCGTAGAAGGCAAAGCCCGTCATCGACGGGTTCGGTCGCTTCCGCAGCGTGTAGGAGCAGGGGAGCGAGACGTGGGACTTCCTGCCGTCGGCCCCCTCCTGCATCGTGTGAACCGGGCAGACGCCGATGGCCTGCGAGAGGAACCGGCAGACCGCGAAGATGTTTGTGACGGTCGCGGCCGTCTCGGGGTTCACCGCCTGCGAGAGCGACGCCCACACGTGGTTCGGGTCGGTCAGGGCGGCGCGGACCGCCGTCAGCCGATACGACTCGCCGCGGGACTTCTTCGGCGCGGGGGTTCGCTTCTTTGCGGGATGGCCGGCCACGGATGGACCCTCGGGGTCCGGCCATTTTCACCGCGTGGACGTTCCACGGTTTTCACGCCATGCGGATCCGCCACTCGCTCACGTCCATCGGCTCGCCGCCTTCGGGGTCTTCGATCGACACCGCCAGCGCGTTGACCAGCGCAACAATGCCGTCGATCTTCTCCTTCGACTTGTCCTTGTCCGGCTTCACCATGCCCGTGGCGTCTTCGTAGACGCAGACGTTATTCGCGTTCCACGCCGCCACCGGATTCGCTCCGGTGCGAAGCCGGCCCTCGACGACCAGACCGTCGAGCATCTTGCAAGCCGCGTTCAGGTGCCGCGTCGTCTGCGGGATCTCGACGACCTTCACTCCCTCCCGATGCAGGAGCGTCTCCATCAGCCCAGCCTGCCACGGGTCGGTTCCGACGGCGACGATCGGGCAGTCGCCAGACCTGTCGAGGATCACCTTCGCGAGCTGCTCATGGTCGAGCCGATACCCGTCGGTGACCGTCACCCATCCGTCACGGATCCATGAGTCATACGGCACGAGATCCCGTTTCACCCGCTCGGCAACGGTCTCGCGCGGCACGAGATACCGCCACTCGGCCGTGTAGGAGCCGTCGGTCTCCTTCCACAGGAAGCAGACGGCCGTCATGTCGCGATTGCTCGCAAGATCAGCGCCCACCCAGCAGGGGCGGCCGGACGTCGGCGCGAGCGGCCCCGACATGCACCGCGACCACTCGTCTCCCTGCCACCACCGGGCGTCCGAAGCCTGCCAGACGTTCAGGCTGTACCGCAGGAACTTCGTCATCTTCCGAGGGTCGGTGGTCGCGTCCTGGTAGTCGGCCGCGAGCTCGTCCTCGGGGAACGTGATCCCCATCGATGGGTTGGCCTCACGCCATACCTCGGGGTCGCCGTACCCGCGCGGGTCGTTCTCCTTCGCGGCATAGATCACGCCGTAAAACGACGGGTTCGCAGCCGGAGACTTCATCACCAGCTCGGCATCCGACCACCACTGATAGCCGACGCCGTTTCGATCCTCCCCGGCAGTCGAGATCGTCAGCACGAGACCGTTACGCGTAGCCCGTGTCGCGTATGTCAGGGCAGACACGAGCTTGTCGTCTCGGTGAGCGTGGATCTCGTCCACGATTACCGACCCGTTTAGGCCCTCGGCCCGGTACCCGTCGGCGCTCAGGCACCGGATCACGTTCCCGTGTTCTCGGTTGCGGATGACTGACTTCGAGTCGATCACCTCGAGCAGCTTCGCGAGCTGCGGGGACGCATGTACGAACTTCGCCACGACCCGGAAGATCTCGCGGGCCTGCTGGCGGTCGACGGCCGCGAGGTAGACGTCGGCGATCGGGAAGTGTGCCGTCGCCATGTAGGTCGACAGGCTCGCCATCAGGAACGACTTCCCCTGCTTCTTCGGGCAGAAGACAGCGCCGCGACGGTACCTCAGTCGGCCGTCCGGCCGCTTCCACCCGAACAGCGGATGGATCACGCGCTCCCGCTGCCACGGGATCAGCTTCATGGGCTGCGGGTCGCCGAAGCCGTCCTCCGCGGGGCGGCGGCAGAACGTCTCGATGAACTCGCATGGCCGCTCGGCCGCGGCCCGGTCAAACGTGTAGCCCTCGACCCACTCGGGCCGCGAGCGGCCGCCGTCGTCAGCCGGTGCCCGTGAACGCCCGGAGCTTCGCTTCGTCGTCGCCTTCCGCTTCGCCATCGTCGTCTCCCATGTTCGGCAGTCTCGCCGCGGCCGCCGGCGTCAGGCCGAAGTCGCGGGCGAGCTTCACCCAGTCGGTGCGGGCCGCTCTGGCCAGGGCGGCCGCTGGGTTCGCGGCCGGTCCTCGCTCGGTCATGATCACGAACCCACCGACGGCGAGCTCCTGCTCAAGGACCTCGATGTCGGCGGCCAGGCGGCACAGCATCGCGAACGCGTCCACGCGATCGGCGGTCAGCCGGCCCGACTCGATCAGGTGCGGTGCCTGTCGCCTCCAGAACGACGCGGCGACCGGGATCTTCGAGAGGGCGGCGGGGATGCGGACGGGCGACGCGGTCTGCTTCCGCAGGCGGCGGTTCGCGGTGTTGCGCCCAGCCTTCGATCGTTCGCTCCGCGGGTCCGGGATCGGGCCTCGTGATCCCATGGCAGCACCTCGTTTCCGGAGTCAAAACCCGACAGCCGCGCGCGCAGAGTGGCGTTGGGGTCTTGGCTGAATCGCTGGAATGTCGGCCGACCCACCCACAGCATGCGTTTTTCTTGGGAAATACGCATTGTTTTGCGTGTGTGCATGCGTACAGGTGCCGACTTGTGGATAACTCACGCGAAAACGCATGTTTTTACACCCGTCGCGAGAGTTGTTCGCGTCGCGTCTTCCGCCCATGGCACCGCTCGCACCGGCAGCAGAGGTTCGCATCATCATCGGTGCCGCCGTCCTGGAGGGGAACGATGTGGTCGACGTGGGCCTCGCGTCCGATGGTCACGCGTTCGCAGTCTCGGCAGATGTACGCGTCACGCAGGAGTATCCTCTCGCGGCGTGCCAGCCAGTCACGCGTCCGATAGTGGGCGGTCTCCTTCGTGACGGGCAGTGGCCGGCGCGATGTCGGTCCTCGCAGTCGTGGCACGCGATCTGGCATGGTCGGGCTTCGCTCCATCGTTGCCACGGCTGACAACCTACGCTCACGAGACGTGGGCCGACCACGAGTTCACTTGCAGCCCCCATTCATCGACTCCCACGAGCCGGATAATGTCGCCGTTCGCTACCGAGAATGTTGTGGATCGGTTCGTCGCCGTCCCCGAAAGCGGAACGGCCCATGCCGTTGCGCCGTTCTTCGTGACCGTGAGCGAGTCGCAGCCAAACTCGCTGCATCCGCCACTCACGTTCATCGTCAGGCTGAGTGTGCCGCTCGAAGCACAGGTACACATGACGAGCGTGGCGTTGTTGGCCACGTTGGGGGAGCCGCTCCACGTCAGCGGGCTCGCTGGCGTGCCGTCGCCGGTCGCCGAACTGAACGCGCCGGACAACGCCTTCGACAGCCCCGAACCTGCGCCGGGGAACGGCGCGGTCGGTGGCGTGAACGAGGTATTGGAACCGTACCGCCCGACGCCTTTGGTGACGCGCAACTCGTCGATGTACCCGTTGAAGAAGTTGCCGGGGTTGTTGTAGGACGTGCAGCCAACAGTGACGTCGGCCGCGGCGTCGGTGAGCAGGGTGTTCGCGTACACGCTGCCCATCAGCACACCGTCGAGAAACATTCGCATGACGCCGCCGTTGCGGGACACTGCGATATGGTGCCACTCGCCCGTCGTTATCGGTGAGTACCAGATGTAGTACGTGTTCGCGTTGTTCGTGGTGAAGATGCCGCCGTTGGCCGCGACCCCGATGTGCCACGAGAAGTTCGACCCGAACTCGTCCTTCGAGATCAGCACGCCGGCGGCCGTGGCTACGTTCGCCGGGAGCGTGACCGCGTAGAACCACGCCTCAATCGTCACGTCGCCGCCCGACAGATTGAAGTCGGTCGAGTTGGGAATCTGCAATTGCTTCGGGTTGCCGAACAATCCGCTGGCGCCACCGAAGCGGCTTTGTGCGGTGCTGATGGTCGCGCCGCCGGCCGCCGTCACGCTCTTGGGGTTGGGGCTTGAATCGGTGAACGTCGTCGAACCGTTGCCGCCGTCCATATGCAGCAGCAGCACGACGTTCGAGAAGTACGGGTCACCAGAAACGTCGGCCGCCGACGTCGGCCACGTCCCCGCGCGCCGCATGGCTTCGACCTCGCGCAACGTCCACACGCCGCCGGCTGCGGAGTTCACCGCCGACGCCGCGGGGACGCGATTGAAGCCAAGATACCCGGCCGTGGGGCGAGAACCCATGTCACGAATACCTGCGGAAGTTGCAGTCCACTTCGAGCCTGTTCGCCGCCGACGCGGTGACGTAGATGGACTGATTCTCCTTGAGGTTCGCGCCGTTCTCGCTCCCGGTGATGATGATCGACGAGTTGGCCGGCACGGTGATCGTGCGGCCGATGCGCGTCGGTGTGCCGGTGTTCGTTGCGTTGGGGAACCGCTGCAACGTGACGTCGCACGCGTTGACCCCATCGACGTTCGCAACGACGATGGAGTCGATGACCAGCATTTCGTTGCTCGACGCTGCGTTGGACAACAGCAGCGTCGCGTTCGTCGTCGTCAACTGCACCTGCGCGTTGTCGAAGTAGCAGTTGGCACAGGTGTTGATGTTCGGATTCGCCATGACGGCACCTATCTGTGAGCGAGAATCATCCCAAGTGACTTGCCGCCGCCGCCCGACGGTGGCGTCGCCCACGTCCCGTCACCACGAAGGAACGTCGTGCCGTCGGCCGTGCCAGACCCGAGCCGCGCGGAAGCCACCGTGCCCGCGGTCAGGTCGGATGCCGACCCGCTAGTGGCGACGGCCGCCAGCCCGCTCACGGACGCCGCGGTGATGGAGATGGACGTCGAGCCGGCCGCCGTCAACCGGCCATCGGCCCCGACGGTGAACGTGCCGACGGCCGTGGCAGACCCATACGAACCCGCGGCGACCGCCGTGGCAGCGATGGTGGGATTCGGGTAGGTGCCCGCCAGCGAGCCACCTGCGGCCCCGGTTGGCGCCCCCCCGCCGCCACCGCCGCCGGTGGCCGAGATCGTGCCATCGACGTCGATGGTGACACCCGCCCCTTGCTTCACGCCGCCGAGAACCGTGGACGTGGCAACGGGGGGCGGGAACGTGGACGGGACACCGGTGATCGTGGACCACGGCTGCGTGCCGGTGTGGTTGGCTCGCTGGACGGCGTACGCCTGCACCGCCGCGTCGGCGGCAGCCTGCGCAGTCGAGACTGGCTTCGCCGCGTCGGCGGTGTTGTCCACGTTGCCGAGCCCGACGTCGGCCTTCGTGAGCGTGACGACGCCGGTTCGTCCGGCGACACTGACGACAGCGGCGACGCCGGCGTTCGCGGCCACCGACACGTTGACCGAGCCGCCGTTGGCGACGGCCACCGTCGACGGCGTGGCACCGTCGATGGTGACGTTTATCGGCGACGCTGCTCCGATCTCGACTGGCATCAGGACACTCCGATCACGACGTTCCCGGACAGGGCCATCCGCGTGTAGCCGGTCGGGTCGACCCACCTCAGCCACCACCGCATGCGCTCACGCGGCGTGCCCTGCGACGGGTTGCCGGCGTCGAAGATCGACGTCGTCTGTGTCTCGGTCAGGGACACCTTCACCGTGGACGTCGACCCGGTGGTGATCGTCAGCGTGGGCGTCACGACGAGCGACGAGTCCGAGACCTTGTACACGCCGCTGGTCAGCGTGTACCCGGAGAGGTTCAGTTCGTCGAAGGTCGCCGTGAAGGCGAACTCATCGCCCGAGATCATCTCGAGGTCGAGGACGCCGGGGCGCTGCTTGAAGACGGCCACGTCAGAACCCCCTGATGAGGACGTACCCAGCCGTCACGCCAACGCCTGCCGTCGTGACGATGGCACGCGCCAGCTGCGGCGAGACGCATGACAGGACGATCGAGAAGTCGACGAGCTGCGACACGGCGTGGCCGTACTGCTGCCGCACGAAGTTCAGCTGTCCCGGGCCGAGATCGACGGTCTTGCTCATGGCCATAGCCTATGGCGTCTCGTGCGCCACGGTTTTTAGCGGTTGAGCCACTCGCCCTCCGTCCACGCCGCGCGGATCTTCGCCGCCTCCTCGAGCACCTGCGCTTCGGTCAGGTCCGCGAGATCCGACTCGTCGTCCATCCACCGTCGAGGCTTCCTCCTCGGCCTGGACGGATCGTCTCGCTTCCATCGGCCGCTGCCGACTCGCGGCAGGGCACCGGCCGCCACGGCCTTCCGGATCTGCCACGAGGTCACGCCGACGAGCTCGGCCACCGCGGCGTGCGTCATGCCTCGACCGAGCGCGGCCTTCGCCCGGCGGATCTGCATCGGCGAGAGCGTGCGTCGTCGCGTAATGTCGTCCTCCGTGATACGCACCCGCCGCGTCCGTGCGGCGGGATGTTATCCGACAGCCCTCGTTGAAATCCTTCGTGAAATCCGTTGGTCGCGGTGCGTTATCGGACGATCTTGGGGTGTTATGCGGACCCGCATAAATACTGGTTCACTGAATGTTCGCTCACCGAATCGAAAGCATCTTCACGGCCATGCTCGCGACGACAGCGACAGCAGAGAGAGCAATGCAGCCGACCAGCCAGCGTGATAGACGACGACTTAGTTGCCCTTCGGCGTTCGTGGCTACACAGATGTCGCCAAGTAAGTTTGCCGCCCCTGCATCATCCCCGGCTGTCACGAGAAAGTGCCACAGACGATTCGGATCGGTGCTGCTTGGAATCACGCACTCTCGCGGGGCCGACACAACACCAGCGCAAACAAAGGCTCCAACGATCGAGGCGAACATGGCCGACAGTGCAAGTCGTCCTAGCGTGCTCGTAACGTCGGCGAAGTTAATGTCCTTGAACATCACGCCGACACCCGCGACCGAGGCGCCGAGGACAATCGCGACGCGGTCAGCCAGTCTCCTTCGTGTGACAACGACCTCGTCGTAGTTCTTCCACGCCAGTTCCAAAACCCTTTTCCGTCCCTCTGAGGAATCCATCATGTCAGCCTCCAAAGGCAACCCTCCCAACAACCAACAACCACAATCCGCCACGATACCAGCATCGCCTGCCACGCGGCCCGGAGAAGCACAAAACATGATCAAGGCATCCGAGTCTCAGGTCGTTGCAGAGAAGCGGCAGTCGTAGTTGATCCGACATCAAGACTCCGGCACAGCGAACCAAGCGATGGAGCAGAATCGCGTCAACGTCTAACGGCGTGGTGAATCAAAGGCTGCGATCTGCTCATCGCGGTCGTTC